GAACAGTTCTTTACTCTCATCTTTACGCCCTAGCCACCATCCAGCAACAGCCTTTTCAAACATCAGGACATAGGGACCGTTGTACTCCACATAGATAGGAAGAGGTTGGTTATATGTTGCGGCTGTGTAAACAAGTCCAAGTTCTGCAAAAGTATACGACTTTTGCCATTCTTTATTTCGTTCATGGATTCGGGCTAAATGAAAATACGCTTCTGGTCTTCCAGGCAACAAAGTAACAGCATGAAGAAATGTTTGATATACGGTTGCGTTTCTATCGCCCTGCTTAGAAAAACAAAGTGCCATTCGTATTAAAGATGAGTACGCAATAACAGGGTGGGTTTTGTACCCACGGTCTGCAGCCCTTAGATAAAAACCAGCAGCAGAGGCAAATTGTCCTGCATCAAAATAAGCATTAGCAAGAACAAAGTTTTTTTCTGGGTTAAAAGAGTCAAACGCAACATCAACTGCAAGTTCTTTAATTGCCATATGTTTTTGCCTCTTCAATCATTTCATTAACAACAATGCTTGGAACCTCAAGAACAAATGCCGAATTATCTTGCACACCAAAACTCAATAACAAATTGTCGTTGATAATAGCCGCTCCAACGCAGAACTCAATAGGAGTATCCATAAAAGCAAACTCTTTGCTGAGTCCAACAAAGTTAAACTCTTTATCCCATACAACTAAACGATGTCTATAGGTAGAGTCTTTTTGATTGAGGTAGTTTCTCCATAGATTAACCTCATGACTAAATGTGATGTAGTAATCCCCCCATGCAACAGTATGCGAACCACCTCGTTGATCTCTAGGGGGAGTGGGCACATCGTTGTTAAGGATAACTTGTTTTATTTCTGACTTGTTAGGATTTGCCCACACTACCTCAGTAGGCATAGTCCATTTAACAAAGTGATACGGCTTGTCAACAATAGGTGAGTAGTTCTTCTCGCAATATGAAGTGTCATCACCCGTTGCTGGAACTCGTACTCTTTGTGTCTCTTTGACAGTCCAGTTCTCTTTGTCAATCTCTACCTTGCTGTATTCCATACGGCCTTGACCATTGGTTGTGGTATCACGGCGTACACCGATCATGTAATAGTCGCCATCCCATTGAACAACACGAGCATCTTCTAACCCAACAAATTCCCAAATAGGAGTATGTAGATCTAGCATCTCTACCTTGGTGTAATTGATGACATTGTAGTCTTTGTCTAAACGGCATAAAAAATTATTTGTTACTAAACGTTGGTCTTTTTCTGGGTGCAGGTAAGTGAGTGGCCCCCAAGGACTAAAAAAGCGCTTTTCATTTTCAGAAATATAAAGAGTGTAATTGACCTGTCTAAGATTGACTAAAATATCCCCATCATCATCTATGTAGACGGAAGGGTTCATTAGACCTAAACCGTTACTGAGAGAGTTGGGTATAATTATGGGCGCTAATTTTCCGCCTTGAGAAACCGATTTTTGCACCAAATTCATAGGGTCACTTTAGCCCACAATCTACTCCTGTACCAATTAACCTATGTACATCCCCTTCGAAGGAGTCTTATTTTGGCAACATCGTATCTCGTTCTTGGACAGGCAGTTCCTGCTGGTTCTAACGCCGATCTTTATACCGCTTCTGCTGCTACGGTCGTCTCAACAATAGCCGCTTGTAATACAACTGCTTCTGCAGCAACGGCTACCGTTTACGTGCGTATAGCAGCCGCAACAGCAGCGGCATCAAATGCTTTGGTTTATTTACAAACTATCCCCGCTTACAGCACCTCTACCTTTACTCTTGGAATTACATTGGCTTCAACTGACAAAATTACAGTTGCCTCAGGTACTTCAAGTGCAATTACATTTCACGCATTTGGAAGTACAATCTCCTAATGGCACAAAATACAGGCGCAGGTCAAATACTTACTACCGACAACTTAGTTGGTCGTCGTACTTTTATTGGCAACACAACTCCTGCATACCCTGTTTCTGGTGACTTGTGGATTGATAACACCGCAGGTTCAGCGCCAAATGCAAACTTTACAACGTACACAGCAACAGGTGGAGAGACATCAGTAACTGTTACATACACAGTTGGTTTTGAACTCGTTTATCTAAACGGCGTTAAGTTAGTTCGTGCTTCAGATTATGTTGCCACAAATGGAACATCTATAACAGGTCTTACAGCACTTGTAGCAAGTGACATTATTGAAGTTGTTTCTTTTACCTCTTTCCTTGTAAATGGCGCTGTAAATCTTTCTACAGTAACTGCTAAGGGTGACTTAATTGCCGCTACTGCATCGAGCACAGTAACCAACGTAGCAGTAGGAACTGGTTCTACTAGCGGTGGCGGTCTTCCACAAGCGTTAGTTCCAGACTCAACCCAAACATCAGGCGTTCGTTGGGGCGATGACTTACACATTCTAGACGTAATGCAAGCAATCTAAGGAGATATAAATGGCTGTATCAAGTAAGAACCTCGCTAGAGCAGCGGCATCGTTAACCACGACAACAGTTCTCTATACTGTACCTGCATCTACAACAGCAGTACTAACCAATATTGCTGTAACTAATACAGCAGCATCTGCTGGTACATTTACCTTGGCTTGTGGTCCATCTGGTGCACAAATAGCACTTCACACTACAACTGCAATTGCCGCAAATACTACTGTCTATATTGATTGCAAATTGGTATTGGCAACAACAAATACTATTACTGGTGGCGCTTCAGCAACTACAATTAACTTCAACCTCAATGGAGTGGAGATAGTCTAATATGGGCATTAATATAATTCCTGCAACAATCAACAACGTAGCCTATTCTACTTGGACTGCTGCAACAAGGCCTACTTCTTTGACTGCTGGACTTACAGGTTGGAATACAGACAATTCTGCAGCAGAAATATACGATGGTTCTAACTGGAGACTTTTTTCAACAGGCGCGCTAAATACTATAAAAGCATCAGGTGGAAGTGTTATTCTTGCAAGTGGTTATTATTACCACGTCTTTACTGCCAATGGTACTTTTACCCCATTATCTTCTACAACTTGTGATGTATTAGTAGTTGCAGGTGGCGGTGGAACATCAGTACAAGGTCCTGGTGGTGGAGGTGCAGGTGGAGTTGTTTATAACGCATCTCGCACTGTGGCTTCTCCAGTATCACTTACTGTAGGCGCTGGAGGTTTAGGTGTAGCAAGCGGAACGGCTGGAACTGGCGGCAATAGCGTATTTGACACAATTACTGCAAACGGCGGTGGCGCTGGTTCACAAACTGCTGCTGGCGGTGCAGGTGGTTCAAGTGCTGGTTCAGCGTATAACATTGCAACATCAACAGCGACAACACAAGGTAACTCGGGCGGTGGCACAGGTTATGGAAGTGCTGGCGGTGCTGGTTATAGCACAAGCGCACAAGGCGCAGGTGGTGGTGGTGGTGCAGGTGGTGCAGGCGCTGCTGGCACTGGTTCAGGTGGTGGTGCAGGTGGTAGCGGAAATAATACTTGGGCTACTTGGCTAACTGCTATTACACCTCTTATGACTTCTGTATCAGGCTGGTCAACTGCAACAACAACTGGATACATTGCAGGCGGTGGTGGTGGAACATCTATCTCTGGAACGCACGGAGCAGGTGGAGCAGGTGGTGGCGGTGCAGGTGGTACAGGTGCTACAGCAGGTGTAACAAATACAGGCTCTGGTGGCGGTGGCCCTACTGCTAATGGAGGAAAAGGAATTATAATTGTAAGGTATACCGCATAAATCCTTGTGTATATTTAAATTTATAATGTTATTAAATTTATTGCGCTAAAAGAATAAGGAAGATAAATGACAAGAGCAAGAGATATAGCAGGTATCACCGATCTAGCCAATGCTAAGGGTGATATCTACACAGCCACTGCTGATAATACTCCTGCCGTTTTAACTGTTGGCGCAAATAATACGCTCCTTGTTGCTAACTCAGGCGCTACTGCTGGCGTTAACTGGTCATCTACTCTCTCTGGATTAACTCTTACTTCTCCTACTATTTCATCTATTACCAATACTGGAACAATAACTTTGCCGACTTCTACAGATACTCTTGTAGGTAAGGCAACAACAGACTATTTAACTAATAAGACTTTAACGGCGCCAAAAGAATTGTGGACAATCTCAGCAACAGCGGCAACAGGAACTATTCAGTTTGATTGTTTAAC